TAGAAATACTGATGCAAACTTCAATAAGAGTACGTTAAAATACACATTTGCAAATGGCAGTTATATTGAATTCTTTAGTGTAGACCAACCTGATAAATTACGTGGTGCAAGAAGAAACATATTATACGTTAATGAGTGCAACAATATAGACTTTGATTCATATTATCAAATGGCAATTAGAACTTCAGGTGATATATGGTTAGATTATAATCCTGCATCTTCATTTTGGGTAGACAAAGAAATATTAACACAAGATAATGTAGACTTTATTACATTGACCTATTTAGATAATGAAGCGTTATCAGATACTATAATAAAAGAAATAGAATCAGCTAAAGTAAAAGCATTAACATCTACATATTGGGCTAATTGGTGGCAAGTATATGGATTAGGTCAAACAGGTAGTTTAGAAGGTGTTTGTATAACTGATTGGAATGAAATAGATATGCCAACAGATGCAAGGATATTATGTTATGGTATGGATTTTGGTTACTCAAACGACCCAACATCTTTAGTAGCAATGTACAAATACAATGATGCTTATATATTTGACGAATTGATTTATAAGAAAGGATTATTAAACAATGATATATCTAATCTATTAAAAGCAAATAATGTAAACGATATAGTATATGCTGATAGTGCTGAACCAAAATCAATAGCAGAACTAAATACATACGGTCATAATATATTGCCAGTATCAAAAGGTAAAGATTCAATCGTATATGGTATTAATTTAATGAATCAAAATAAGATATATGTTACATCAAGAAGTAAGAACTTAATTAATGAGTTAAGAAACTATATATGGCTAACAGATAAAACAGGTGTTAAAATGAACAAGCCAATTGATTCTTATAACCACGCAATAGATGCTATGAGGTACGCTATAATGAGCCAATTAGAGAACCCAAACAAAGGAAACTATTTTATATATTAAATTATGAGCTACGGACAAATGATTGCCACAATACAATGTTATTTACATCACGTTAAGAATGTAGAAGTAATGATTAACTTACCAAGAAATGTAGGTGAAATTAAAAAGATGCAGCAAATGTATTTAATTGCAAGTGCTTACCTTTCAACGTAAGATAACTATTAAAATTAAGTGTTATCTTGACACTAAAGGTAATAGTTAAATATTTGTTAAATGTATTTTATTTAAAACATAAATATTATATTTGCTTATAATTAAAAACAAAAGATATGAAAACATTTAAAGTTGAAGGTTGGTATCGTTACAGTAACGCTAACGAAAAAGATTATATATATGAATCTATAACCTGTACAAGCGTTCAAGTAGCATTACAAATATTTACAGAGAAGTATTCTAATATAAACTTCTTTAAAATATATACAACGGAAAATTAAATCTGGTTAATTAATAATGGAAATTAGACTTACAGAAATGTAGGTCTTTTTTTTGTTTAATACAATTACAACTTTATTTTATTATAATAAAAAACAATAATATGAAGTTAGAAATTAGTATACCAACAGAATTAAATGAAATTAAGTTATCACAGTATCAAGCATTTTTAAAGATAGCTAAAGATAATACAGATGAAGAATTTCTACATCAGAAAATGGTACAAACGTTTTGTGGTATAGACTTAAAAGAAGTAGCTGAAATAAGATACAAAGAAGTAATAGAAATTACTGAATCACTTGGTAGAATGTTTGATGTTAAATCACATAAGTTTATCAATAGATTTAAAATGGGTGGTGTTGAATTTGGGTTCATTCCTAATTTAGATGATATGACCTTTGGTGAATATACAGATTTAGACACGTATATAAACGATTGGGAGCAGATGCATAAAGCAATGGCAGTATTATATAGACCAATTAAAAAGAATGGCTTAAACAGCACGTATGAAATTGAAAAATATAATGGTTCTATAACTTATTCTGATGTAATGAAACACGCACCACTTGATGTTGTATTTGGTGCAACGGTTTTTTTTTACAATTTAGGCAACGAACTATTGAGCAGTACGATGACTTATTTGGAGAAGGACAAGGAGATACAGAATATTCTGCAACAAGCCAATTTGGAAAAAGGTGGGGCTGGTATAGTTCAATCTATGCTCTTGCTAAAGGAAACATTATCGACTTTGATAGAATTACCGAATTACCGATTAACCAATGTTTAACATATTTAACTTTTGAAAAGCAAAAGAATCAAATAGAATCAGATTTAATAAAAAGAAATAAATGAGTACATTCTACGAAATAACACAAGCTATAAAGAATCAATTACAAGAAGATATTTTTGTAAACACAGTTACAACTGGTGATATATTTAAAGTTGATTTAAACAAACAAACTATATTTCCTTTGAGTCATATTATTGTGAATTCAGTTTCATATCAAGGACCAGTATTGAATTATAATATATCTATTTTAAGTATGGATATAGTAGATGAAAGCAAACAAGAAGTTACAGATATATTTATAGGAAATGATAATGAGCAAGATGTTTTAAACACACAATTAGCAGTTGCAAATAGATTCTTAGAAGTATTAAATCGTGGTTCATTAGGTGAAGATTATGAACTTGTAAATGGTACTGCAAACATAGAATTCTTTACTGAAAGATTTGAAAATAAAATAGCTGGTGTTACATATACATTTGATATTGCAATACAAAATTCAATGACTATATGTTAAACGTTCAAAAAACTATAGAGAAATTTCGTGATTATGTTATTCGTGAATCTAAAGACAATCTTAAAAGAGGCGGTCAATATGGAAGCTACAATAATACAAGTGCTTTATCAAATAGTTTAAAAGGCGAAGTAGTAACTGAAAACGGATATACTATTGTAGGATTTCAAATGGCTGATTATGGTGCATATAGAGACCAAGGAGTAAAAGGTAAAACAAGTTCAACAAAAGCACCTAATAGTCCATTTAAGTTTGGTTCAGGTACAGGTAGAAAAGGTGGTTTAACTGAAGGAATTAAAAAGTGGGTTAAACAAAAAGGGTTTCAATTTAGAAGCAAGGAAGAAGGAAGCAAAGGTAGATTTTTAAGTTATGATTCAACTGCTTATTTAATTACAAGAAGTATATTTCATAAAGGGATTAAACCAAGTTTATTCTTTACTAAACCATTTGAAGCAGGATATAAAAAATACATTGATGTAGATTTATTAAAAGCATTTGGGCAAGATATAGAAACAATAGTAGATTATAATTTAAAAGATTTAAAATGAATATAATAAAAAGCAGAAGTCCTTATTTTATAACAGTAGATGAAGCATCACAAATAGGTGGTAAGATAGAAGTGTTCTTGTGGCACAAAGGAACAACAGAACCTGCAACACCAACTTATACATTAACTAAATTAATTCCAAGTACTACACAAAGAAAACTAACTTGGAACATATCAAACTATATAAAAGAATTTATAGATGTTGTAAACCCTGTTAAAGTAGTTACACCTACGCAAGAAAATAATAATGCTTGGTGCTTTTGTAAAGTTAAAAGATATAAATTAATAGGGTCTACTTATACTTTTTTAGATACAGTTCTTTATGTAGGCGTACAAGGTTTTACAGAATATGTAGATGGATATAACGAATCAGTTAATGATACTTATTTGCAATTATTAAACGATATTATTAAAATTGATTATAAATATTCAAACACTAATATTCCATATTTGAATTTATTGTTAGAAACAAATATAGACTTTGATTGGATTGTAAATTATTATAATTCGTCAAATTCATTATTAGCTTCTAATACTATTGCAGTTGCAGCAAATCCTAATGTATTTAACTATAAAGTACCTTTGTTTTATAATTACGAACCATATTTAGTTTCATATTTAGAAGTAGTTAATGAAGATATTAAATTTAGAATTTATGTAAACAAAATAGAAGAATGTAAATATACCCCTGTAGAATGTGCGTTTATAAATTCAGCAGGTGGGTGGCAGTTTTTAACGTTCTTTAAAGCACAAAGTAATTCAATAAGTGTAAAAGGTTCAGATTATAATTTACTTCCTGATGCAGTTGATTATAATGTATACAGAGGGCAAAGCAAAGTGTTTAATATAAATGGAAACAAAACTATTAAATGCAATACAGGTTGGGTTTACGAATCTTATAATGAATTGATTCAAGACTTGCTTTTAAGTGAAACTATTTTATTAGATAACAAACCTGCAAAAGTTAAAACACAATCATTTACATATAAGACTGATTTGTTAGATAGAAACATAAACTTTGAAATAGATTTTGAATATTCATTTGACTTAATAAACAATGTTATATGATAGTAGTAGGTTTATATATAAAGAATTTATCTACATCAGAATATGATAGAGTAGAATTATTCAATGATGAGAAAATAAGTGTAACAAGTTCGGTTGCGAATATAAATGATATTTCAAAAACGCTTTCAGATTATAGCCAAACGTTTACAGTACCTGCTACTAAAAATAATAATGCTATTTTTAAATATTGGTATGAGAATTCTTTATACACTCAATTCAGTACATTAAAGAAAGCAGATGCTTATATTGAATTAGATACAATACCATTTAGAGTAGGTAAGATTCAATTAGAAAGTTGTGATTTAAAAAACGGACAAGCACAAAGTTATTCAATTACTTTCATTGGTAGCTTAGGTAACTTAAAAGATAAATTTGCGGGAAAGTTTTTAAAAGATTTAAATAGTACTGAATTTAATGAATCACATAATGGTACAATAGTAAAAGATAAAATATTTACAACTGCTACAAGTGGTAATATAATGTATCCTTTAATATCTTCTTTAAATTATTGGGCTTATGGTTCAGGGTATAATATTAATAATTCTGCAACTCCTATTTATCATAATGATTTATTTCCTGCATTACGTTTGAAGTCTATTTTTAAAATGATAGAAACAGAATTTGGAGTAAGTTTTAATGGAACAACTGAAAATCCAAGTACATTTTTAAATGATAATAAATTTAATGCTGCTTATTTATGGTTAAAGAACGCTGAAACATTTTCTTTAAAAGGTGTTTCTGATTTAGTAACTTGGGATAATACTTCTAATGATTATGGTTATACTGTAGACTTAGATGATGAAAGTTTTCAATCAATAGAAACGGGTGATATTTGGATTGATAAATATGCTAAATTAGATATTACTTCTACCGTAGCAGGTTTAATTTATTATGTAGAAACATATAAAAATGGAATAAAAATTTTAAATCAACAAAGAGTATCTTCTACAAGTTCACAAACTATAACAGTTTCAGGTCTTGGTTTTGGTTTGCCAAGTGATGTTTATACAGTTAGAATATTAGCACCTTTAGTAATGACGTTTGATTGTACATTAAATCTAACAACTGTATTAATAGATACTACAGTTTTAACAATGAATGTTTTAAAAAGTGTATCACAAACAACAACTGCACCAAACTTAGCTGTTAAGAATTATATGCCTGAAATTAAAATAGAAGATTTCTTTAGTGGTATTTTAAAAATGTTTAATCTAACTTGCTTTTCAAATGATGGTATAACATATACAATAGATACTTTAGAAAATTATTACACTACGGGTGGTATAATTGATTTATCTAAATATATTAAATCAGATGCAACTAATTTAACAAGAGTGAAATCTTATAAGAAAATAAACTTTCTTTATGAAAAATCAGATTCATTAGTTAATGTAGGTTTTCTTTCTGCTAACAATATTGAATATGGAAATCTATTATATGATACAACAAATGATGGCGAAGAATATACTGTTAAATTACCATTTGAAGATTTAAACTTTAATAATTTAAAAGATAAATTACAAGTAGGTTATGCTTTAAAAACTGATTTACAAAAGTACACACCTAAGCCAGTTATTTTATATGATTATAATCAAACTGCTTTAACAAGTTTAACAAGTACTACTTTATATTTTTCTACTGGTGTTTTAGGTGGTCCAGCAGGTTCACCATATACAAGTTACAAAGCATTTGGACAAGAATATAATGATGGAACAAATACTTATTCTTTAAACTTTCCTGAACAACAAAGCACATTAACAAATCAATTAATAACTAATAGTTTATATGAAACTTATTACTCAAAGTACATAGGCAATATATTTGATTATAAAGCACGAATAGTAAAAGTAAGTGCAATATTACCTATATCTATTTTAACTTCTTTAAAACTAAACAATAGACTTCTAATAAGAGATAAAAGATATATTATAAATTCTTTTACAACTGATTTAACAACAGGTGAAGCATCATTTGAATTATTAACTGACTTAAGAATATTATGATAAAACACATTTTAGATTTATTAGCATTGCACGAACATTACGGACAAAGCGAAGTAATAGAAATAGCGAAAGGAAAATATAAATTATTAACTTCTTGGAGACAAGGTTTTGAACAAATAAAAAGGCAATGGAAAATAAAGTAGTTACGTTAAAAATAGAAAGCAATTTAGATAACATAACTAAAGATGTTAAAAAATTAAATTCAGGTCTTGAAGATTCTACTAAAGAAATTAAAAAAGTAGAAAAGAATGTTGAAAAAGTAGAAGGTTCCACAAAATCTATGGCTGATGGTTTTAAAGCTACAGGTTTAGCTATTAAAGCAATGGGAATTGGATTATTGATTTCTGCATTTTCTACATTGCAAGAAGTATTTATGAGCAATCAAAAAGTAGCTAATACTTTTTCTGCTGTTATGGGTACAATGACAAATATATTTACACAGGTAGTAAATATTTTAGTTTCTGTAGTTGAAAAGGTTAATAAATCTTCTAATGGTTTTGATAATTTAGGTAAGGTTGTTTCTGGTATGATTACATTATCATTAACTCCTTTGAAATTAGTTTTTTATGGAATTTCATTAGCTATTGATGAAGCTAAACTTGCGTGGGAAGAAAGTTTCTTTGGTGATGGTGACCCTAAAGTAATAAAAAAATTAAGTGAAAGAATTACAGCGACAAAAGATAATATTGTTGAGGTTGGAAAAGCAGCGGTAGATGCAGGAATTAAAGTAGCAACTAATATTGGTGGTGCTATAAAAGAAGTTGGTGCAGTTGTAGAAGGAACTATTGAAGGTGTTTCTAAAATATCTATTCGTGGTGCATACGAACAAGCTAAAGCAAATGTTCAATTACAAAATTCTGCTTTAATAGCTGCTGCTGAACAAGCTAAATTAGTTGAAAAATATGATACTGATGCAGAAAAATTAAGAAAGATTCGTGATAATGATTTGCTTTCTATTAAAGACAGAACAAAAGCAAATGATGATTTAAAAGCAGTTTTAGAAAATCAATCAAATGCAATGAAATCTTTAGCTGCTAAACAAGTAGAAGCAGCAGCATCAACATATAATTTAAATAAATCTACTGAAAATCAAGTTGCTTTAATAAATGCACAAGCAAATGCATTAGGAGTTGTAGCACAAATAGAAGGACTAACAAGTGAACAAGAAAGTAATAGAGTATCATTAAAAAAAGAATTAAATGATTTAGACCAAACTAAATTAGAGAATATAAATACTTTAGCTATTGAGCAAAAGAAATTTAATGAAACTTTAGAAACTGATGAATTAAAAAAACTTGAAAATCAAAGAACAAATTTAGAAGAAGAAAGAAGAATTGAAGTTTTAAGATTACAAGATAAAATAAATAAAGCTGCTGAAGGTACAAAAGCAAAATTAGACGCTGAAAATGAATATGCAATTAAAACTCAGGAAATTGATAACGCTTTAATTACTAATAAAAAAGCTATTGCTGATGAAGAAATAAAAATTGAAAAAGCAAAAGACGACCAAAAGAAAGCTATACAAGATGCTCAATTTGCTTTAGCATCAGGTGCTGTTAATTTTTTAAAAGAAATTGGTGGTAAAAGTAAAGCAATTCAAAAAGCTGCTATTATTGCTGAAAATGCAATAGGTATAGGTAAAATGATTATTGCTAATAATGCTGCTAATATTGGTGCATTAGCAACGCCACAAGCAATAGCATCAAGTGGAGTTTCTGCTGCTCCTGTTATAGCAATGAATAATATTACAACTGCATTAGGTGTAGCAACTACAATAGCTGCAACTGCAAAAGCATTAAGTGCTGTTGGTGGTGGGGCTGCTGGTAGTGCAGGTTCAGTTGGTGGCGGTATGAGTGGTGCATCTGTTCCTAAATTCAACGTAGTAGGTGCATCTTCAACAAATCAATTAGCACAAACAATTAGTTCAAAAGAACAACAACCTATTAAAACTTATGTTGTGGCTGGAGATATAAGTACTGCTCAATCTTTAAATCGTAATATTATACAATCAGCATCAATAGGTTAAAAAGTGCACCACATATGATATATAAAACAATTTAAAATTAAATTAATTATAATTAAAAAAATATAAGATGCGAATAGTAGAATTAATAATAGACGAAAACGAAAAGTTAAGTGGAATAGATGCAGTTTCAATCGTTGAATTTCCTGCAATAGAATCTAACTTTATTGCATTAAGCGAACATTTAGAACTTGCAAAAGTAGATGATGAAAAAAAGATTTTAATGGGTGCTGCATTAATACCTAATAAAAACATTTACAGAAGAAATGGTAATGATGAATATTATATTTTCTTTTCAGAAGATACAGTACGCAAAGCAAGTGAATTATTTTTAATGAATAGCAATCAAAACAATGCTACATTAGAACACGATAAAAAGCTAAAGGATTTGACTGTAGTTGAATCTTGGATAGTTGAAGATGTAGATATGGATAAATCTAAAAAGTATGGCTTAAATGCACCCGTAGGTACTTGGATGGTTTCAATGAAAGTAAACAATGAAGCTATATGGAATGACTTTGTTAAGACAGGAAAAGTTAAAGGCTTCAGCATCGAAGGATATTTCTCAGACAAATTAGAAATGAGTTTAGAAATTGCAAAAGAACAAGAATTATTAGATAAAATAAAATCAATTATAAATAATGCTGAAATTAATAAATAAAATTATGGGAAATAAAACAAGTTCACCTAAAGGTGGTAAAAGAGGTTGCGTATGTAAAGACGGAACATACAGTTCAAAATGTTGTAATGGAGAATTACAAGAACAAGGAATTGGAAGTTTAACAAATCAACAAGTTGCTGTAACAACTAATGTAGACAACACAAGAACTATAACTAACGTAAGTTCGTAATTTATAACAAATATAAATAAAAGTAATTAATAAAAAAAAGTAATATGACAACTGAAAAATTAGTAATGAATTCTTTGTTTGGAAAAACAGAATTAGCAAGTGTTAAAGTAGAATTAGCCGATTTGGCTTCTTTTAAAAAAGCAGTATCATCTGCTGAAACTTTTTTAGATAAAGTTGCACCTGCAAAATCAAAAGCAAAAGATGCTTTAACAGCTTATAAAATTGATGCTTTAAATTCATTAGCATCTTATAATGATGTTTTAAAACAATATGATGAACTACAAAAATTAGCAAGACAAATTGGACTTGAATTGCCACCAAATGCTAAAGCTGATTTTGATAGAGCTACTTATCAAGCTGGCGTTGCAAAAAAAAGATATAATTCTGTAGATAAATTAATAGCAGGATTGGCTGACTAATAATAAATAAATAAGTAAATATGAATGTAATTAATGAAATCAAAACTCTTTTGGGTATGGAAGTAAAACTTGCTCAAATGAAACTTAAAGATGGCGTTACAGTAATCGAAGCAGATGCTTTTGAACCTGAACAAGCTGTTTTTATAGTAAACGGTGAAGAACGTATTGCAATGCCAGTTGGTGAATACGAACTTGAAGATGGAATGATTTTAGTAGTAGCCGTTGAAGGTATTATTGCTGAAATTAAAGAACCTGTAACTGAAGAAGAAGCACCTGAAACTGAAGTTGAAGTAGAAGTTGAAGCACAAGCTGAAACAGTTGCAACTCCTAAAAGAATTGTTGAATCAGTTTCTAAAGAAATGTTCTTTGCTGAAATTGAAAAACTAAGAACTGAAATTGCTGAATTAAAATCAGTAAAACAAGAATTAAGTTCAGATAATGTTGTTGAACCATTAACACATTCTCCTGAAGTTAAAAATGAAGTTAAACTAAATAAAATATCAACTAATCGCCAAATGACTACACAAGATATAGTTATGGCAAAACTTTTTAATTAAATAAATTATGGCGACTACAACAAATGTGACTACCACTTATAGTGGAGAATTTAGCGGAAAATACATTTCTGCTGCATTATTATCAGGTTCTACTATTGCAAATGGTGGAATCGAAGTAAAACCAAACATCAAATACAAAGAGGTTATCAAAAGAATTGCTACTGATTCAATCGTAGCTAATGCAACTTGTGATTTTACTTCTACTTCTACAGTTACTTTAACTGAAAGAATTATTACTCCTGAGGAATTCCAGGTAAATCTTGAATTTTGTAAAAAAACGTTTAAATCGGATTGGGAAGCGGTTCAAATGGGATATTCTGCATTTGATAACTTGCCACCTGCTTTTGCTGATTTTATTTTAGCACACGTTGTTGCTAAAGTTGCAGAGAAAATGGAAAACAATATTTGGAAAGGTGTTAATG